CCCACACCGCGCGGTCATACGCGATCGGCCGACCGAGGATCGTTTGCTCACTGACGATGTAGCGCTTGCGAAAGCGGGGCACGCCATCGTCCTTCACAATCTGGCCGATCGTCGGCGAGTTCACCCCGGCGTCGGTGCCGAACGCCATCGTTGATAGGAAATGGGCCTCGTATTGGGAAAACCGTTCGTCCATCGAATAGCTGACATCGGCGTGCTCGATGTTGGACCCGAGCGCGAAGCCGCTGGCCATCTGTTCGCTGCCGGCCTGTGCCATCACCATCGAACCGTCCGGCAGGTCATAGGCGACCAGCTTCGAATAGCGCGTCACGCGATCGATGATCTCCCAGGCGGTCTCCCCCAGGTTGATGTTGAATTGCGGGATGGTCGCGCCATCACCGGCGAGGCTGGTGATGGTCACCCCGTAGGGCTTGGCGAGGCCCTGCGCGATCGATAGCGCGGAGCCGTTCAACTTCTGCATCCCAGGCTCGTTGCTGGTGGTATCAAACAGCGCGGAGCAATCAACCAAGTCCTCCGACATGCTGCGGCCGGCGATGCGCACCGTGTGGTCACCGGCGCTGATACTGGCGCTGTAGCGGTCGACGTAGCCGGTCAGCACGAGGTCGCCGCCGATCGAGACCGTGCACGGCGCCCCCGGCTTCACATCGATGTCGGGCGCGAGCGGATACTTTTCCGTCACCAGGATGTCGAATGACGCGGGAACGCTGTCCATCGAGCGGGTCACCGCGACGCGTTGCCAGCCGGTCAGGTCCTTGCCGCCCACCTTGAGCGTGAGGGTGTCGGTTGCGCCGAGGGGCGCCCCGCGCGGTGGCACGCCATGCGCGGCACTCATCGGTTGAGCGCCGGAAACGTCGGCGAGAGGAACAGCGGATTAGCCGGGTCCGCCGAGGCGACAAGGCCCGGCTCGCGCGTCGTGTCCTGGTAGAGCGTCCAGGCTTCGGCGAGCGACGGCATGGGGGCGCGGGTCGACACCTCGACCAGCCACGCGAGGTTCGCGCCGCGTAGCGCGAGGTCGAGGGCGACGGTCCAGCGCAGGTCGCGCAGCGCCTGATACACCGCGTCCCGGCCATCGTCGGCGGCGCGGGTCGCTTCGGCGTCCAGAGCACCGCAGACGGCGGCGCGGACGGACATGGCGTCTTGGTAGCTGATCGGCTGATACGCCCCCGTAGCCGGCCCCAAGGCAGCGCAGGCGGCGCATCGCAGGTTGCTGGCGATAGCGTCCAGTGCGATCTGGGCATTGACGGCGAGCGGCCCCGTGCCGCGCACCGGCGGCGGCGCCCAGCTGGTCAACGGCAGCAACAGCCGGATCGCGTCGGCGGGATCATTCGCCGCGGCAGCGAGCGCGTCGGCCAGCTGCACGGCGGCGGCGGCGAAGTCGTCCGATTGCTGGCTCACAGGAGCGAGGCCAGATGGTTGACCAGACCGATGCTCGAATTGACCAAGGTCCGCGCCGTCGTGGCGGCGCCCAGAGCGGTCTGGACGGTCGCCGTCAGCGGCAGCAGCGTTGATCGGTTGCCGGTCGCGAAGCGGCCGAAGTAGCCCGAGAGGCCCCGCACGGCACCGAATACGCGGGAGGCGTCGTTGACCGCCGTGCCGGCAATCGCGGTGAACTGCCCGACGGCGCCGGTGACCGAGTGCACGGTCGAGGTCACCCCGGCGAGGGTCGCCCCCAGGTCGTTGATCGAAGCGGTGTTGAGCGCGGCGCCGGCCGAGGTGATCGCGTCGCCGGTGTTGAGCGAGGTGCCGGGATACAGCACGTCCCCGGCGAGGATGAACGCAAGTGCAACCTCGACATACCGTCCGCGCTCGCGCCGATCGGTGGTCGTGAAATCGAGCAGCACGCACTGCACGCTGCCAAGCGTCGGATGCACCAGCGTGCCGGGGCCAGGCTGTTCGCACGCGGCCAGCATGGCGTCGCGCTGCTGATAGACGTCATCGCCGGTCAGGTATGCCTCGACCGAGAACCGACGCGGCAGCTTGCCCAGGTCCTCCGACCATGCGGTGTCGCGGTAGGGGTATTCATGGATCGCGACGCGGCGCCCGGCTTTCGTCTGGCCGGCGTCGAGAACGAACCCCACCCCGCGCCAGGAGCCGGGCTGTAGCTGTTGCCACCACGAGCCATCGGCGAACGACAGGCCGCTGTTGTCGACCTCGAGCGCTCCCCCGGCCAGTTGCCCGATCCTGGCAACGTCGGTGACGGTGCTGCCAACGGTCTGCACCAGCCGGTTAGCCCCGCTGATCGCGCCGCCGATCTGACCGAGGATGCCGCTCATATGTCGGCCAGTTGCGCGTGCTCGACGCGCGGCGGTGCGACGTTGACGGCGCCCGAGCCGGTCGCGGTCACGGCGGCATTCGGTGGCGGGTTGCGATGCGTGATATCGACGTTCACCGAGCCGTTGACGGGTGGTGTGGTCGGTGGCATCGCGACGGGCGGCGCGCTCGCGACGGGTGGTGCCTTGGCCTGCGCGCCCAGGTTCTTTTCCAGTTGTTGCGCCCACCCCGGCTTGTTGGTCGAGGTCCAGGTCGGTTGCAGCGCGTTGGCGATGTCCTGCGCCTTGGACGGGTCCTTGAGGTCCACTGTGAGATCGCGGCCGGTGCGGCGGTGGTAGTCCTGTTGCGCGAGATACCACGCGGCGCGATCCTGGTTCGCTGGCGAAAAGTCTGTGATGTCTGGTCGCGCGCGCTGCACCCCCCCAAACGTGCCGGGCTGGAATTGATAGGCGCCGGCCGCGTGCGAATTATCCTGCCCCGCCCATTGCGGGAATTGCGTTCCGGCGAAGTGTCCGCCGCCATAGAGCACACTGTAATCGCCGCGCGATTCATGCGCCGCGATCGTCGTCAGCAGCCCCTTCCCCTCCGGTGTGAGTTCCGGCGCGGTCGGTGTGAAGCTACTCGGCGAAGCTGGCGGGCGGATGCTTTCCGGCCCCTTTACGATGCGGTCCCACACCGCCCCGGCACCGCGCGAGATGCCCACGCCCATGTCATGCCAGAAATTGCCGGTGTAGCCCGTGCCCTTGTTGGCGTCCTCGACGGCCTTCGCGGCGTCGCGTTTTTGCTCTGGCGTCGCGGGTCCGGGTCCACCGGGTCCCGTATCGCCTTTCAGTGCGAGAACCGAGGCCAGCGCGGCGACGGCGCCGAGCGCGCCCAAAAGTCCGGTGCCCACGGCAGTGCCACCGGCAATGGTGCCGATCGCGGCGACCACCTGGGCAATCGAGGCGACGATCCCCACGGCCCATTTCACCGCGAACAGCAACGCGATGTCCTCAGCAACCTGCAAGATGGTGTCGAGGTGATCGACCATCCATTGCAGCCCATCGATCGTTTTGGTGATGCCGTCGCCGATGTTCTTCCACATGTCCGGGTTGTCGAGCCACTTGGCGAAGCGCGCGGAGAGTTGGTCAACGGCGGCGATGATCTGCGGTTGATGCGTCGTCACGAACTCGGACAGGTGGTTGAACAGCGGCGTGAAATTGTTGGCGAGCACGGCGGCGACTTGCTGCCCGAGGTGATCGAACGCGACACCGAGCCGGCCTTGTGCCTGCTCGAACTTGATCATGTCCTGTAGCTGCGCCTGCGTCAGTTCGGTGAACTGCCTGGCGTCCGTCATCCACTCGCCAAACGAGCGGTGCGTAATGCGGAACGTCTCGACCAGCTTCATGCCGGCGCCACCTAGCAGCGCGGTGGCAAGACGCGCGCGGTCGGTCGGGTCCTTGATGTCCTGCAACTTCTGCATGACCTCGGGCATCAGGTCGGCGGTGGTCCGCATTGCCCCGTTGGCGTCGCGCAGGTTGACGCCAAGCTGACTGAAGTAGGCCAGCGTCTGCGGGTCCTGTCCTTCCAGCGCGCGCACGGTGGCGTCGTGCAGGCCCTTGAGGCTTTCCGTCATATCGTCAGCGCTGCCACCGGCGAGCCGTGTCGCGTCCTCGAATTGCTGCAACGTCTGCGTCGAGGCGCCGATCTGATCGGCGTTGATCGTCAGTTGCCGCCCCCAGGCGGAGAATGACGACACCAGCTTGGCAATGCCGGCGATGGTGGCGGCCGAGGTGATCGCGCCCAGCACCGGGACAATCGCGATCATCGCGCGGAACGCGGTGGCGGCGGCGCGTCCTATCCAGCCGAACCCTTCCGCGACCTTGCGCAAGCCCGACACGTCGACGAACCGGCTGATCGAGCGCGACATGCGGTCCATCGGCGCGCGCATCGCGGTGATGCGCTTGTTGATCGCGTCAATCTGGCGCGTCGCGTTATCGACGATCGAGAACGTTACACTATAGCCGCCGGCCATTACCTACGCCGTGCCTCTGCGGCTTCGCGTTCGCGCGCGGCAATGCGGTGCGTCTGATCGAGCCACCACATCAATTCCGTGCCGGTCAACGACCATGCGTCATGCGGTCCCCAACCCCAGAAGCGCGTCAGGTCCGCGATGATGTCACGCCAGTTGCTGGGCCACCCGGCAACAGCGTTTCGAGAAAATCCCAGGCACGCGCGATCTGTCCCACCGGCATCGCCTCGACCACCTCGCGCGGCACCTTGGCAGCTTGCGCCACCAGGGTGATTTGGAACCGCCGCAGCGCGTAGGCATTGACGCCGCCCTGCAACTCCTGTTCGGCGCGTTCCATCATCTTGCCCGTGGGTTCTTCCAGGTGCAGCGAGGCGAACGGTTTCTTTTGGAACGTCACCGGCGGATCAAGTTCCAGGTCGAGGACGCGCGGCGCAATCTGTTCCTCCGCCGCGTCCATCTGATCAGCAATCGACATCCCGTCCATCATGCGAAGGTCTCCGACACGTCCACGCCATCAAAGCGGACCTGGAACGTCCCTTCGGCGGCGCGGACCTCCAGCGCGGTGACGCACCACATGTTCGCGCCACCGACGACCTTGCCGTTCGCGAGCGACACCTGGACTTCAACGCACCTCATAACGTTGAAATCACCGACGGTGATGTCCGAGCTATCGCGCAAGGTTGCCTCGATGAAGCCTTGCGCGGGGATTTCGCTGAAGCCGTGCACGGCATCGAGGCCGAGCAACGTCTCGCGGCGGAATATCACCGGCGACCACGTTACGTCGGAAACCACCATGTAGGCGTTACCGTCGATCGTCAGGCCGGTGATGCCGGCCAAGGGAACACAACTCGCCATGATCGGCCTCCGTTATGACTTCCTAAATTGCAGCAGGATTGCGATCTGGCGGAGTTGATTTACTAAATCAACAGGTGCCAGAATCTTCACTAGTCCGTTGCCGGCGTTCTCCACCAGGATACCCTTGGCGAAAGTGTCGGCGTTCTGGACGTAGCCGGCGGTCTGCAAGGCACGGTATTCCATCACCACGCTGGCCTTGATCATCGGCGCGTTGACGCAGTTGGAACCGGCGAGGATCGGCGTCGTGTCGCTCACCAGTTTCTTGCGCGCGTAGCGAGTGAGCAGATAGTTGGCGAGGTCGCGCGCGACGAACATCAGCCCATACATCGTTTCTACGTCGAGGTATGAGTTATCGACCGCCCCGGCGGCGTTGCGCTGATACGTCGTGCACATGCGCTCGATCATCACGGTGCCATCTTGCTGCACGCGCGTCGTGCTCATGCCGTCATACAGCAGCGTGTTCCGCTCACCGAGCGTCCAGTGCTGCGCGATCGGCGGCGGCTTCAGTGTGGTGGCGATGTATTGCAGCGGCAGGCCAGGATCGACCCGGATGCTGGCGGCACAGCCGGCGAGGACTTCCGCGACCCATATCCACTCCGGGTCTGGCGAGCCTTGATAGGCCATAATCGATACGTGCTGATCGTTACGCGCGAGACCAAGCGCGGTGCATTGGCCGAGCGTGCCACGAAAGGCGGCGAAGCAACCGCCATAGATCATCTGTTGCCACGACC